CTTGAACTGATCAATATGAAGTGTTAGGTGATGATATTGTGATTTTTGATCGCAATTTAGCTTCTAAATATTTAGAAGTTATGGATCACCTAGGAGTTCCTATAAATACTGCAAAATCTGTAGTATCTATACAAAAAGCTCCAATAGTTGAATTTGCAAAAAGAACGTCATTTAATATGACTGACGTTTCTCCTATTTCCTGAAAAATGTTCTTAAATCAAGATACATTTGCAGGTAGATTGTCTATAGTTTCTTATTGATGATCTAGAAACACTGAGTTTCTATTTTCATCAATGAAGACTATTATACAATCTAATCATAATGATAATAGACCTGATAAAGATAATAATTCTTATTTAAGTCTATTAACATCATTGGTTAGTAGAAATGTCTTTCCTATTGAATGAATATTAGCAAAGGTATCTGAAATCCATCATATAATTATTCCTTTTGGGAAAAGTAAAGTGATTGGATTTCCTATAGATTGAGCAAAAAATATGCTTGCCCGTCATTGACGTGGTGCAGATATAAAGGATTTAGTTCCTTTTATATCTTTTGCTTATTCTAGAGATGAAAGATACCACTTGAATGCGGTTAGAAAACAGATTAAGTCTATACTTGATAAGTATACTGATGACTATATGAATAAAAAATATAATGAATTCATAGGTCATACAGGTTCTATCATGTGTAGACGTTATCTGTATCCTCTCTTCTTTAAGGATATATTAACTTTACGGATGATGCGTCCTGTTAATCTAAAACATTTTGAGTTGGAACAACTCTTAAAGATTTTGGAACAGGTGCAGTCCGCAACGTCAATATTCCGTATACTTGAGCAGTCGAAAAAGAATAAGCAGCAAATAACAAATGACCTGAAACTTCTAAAATTTTTAGAAGAATCAAATAAAAAATCAAATAGGGCAGATCCTAATGTCTGTCCGATTTCATTTTTTACTCATGGTCAAATGATGTTTACTGGTTTCCAACAGAGGCATTAAGTTGCAAGACGACTAAAAGTCTTCCTGTGGTAATTAACCTTAATATAAGTTAAGAGGATGATATTTGAAAGTCAACATCTAGAAGATGCAATGACTGGGGCTGCGTTGAAACGCGTGCAGAGTCCCTTCTTGTAAAGAGAGAACTCACCAGTTCTATTCAAATATAGTCGCTTATCTTTGGAATTTACAAAGCAGATTGCAGAAAGGAATACGTGTAAAAGTATTTTCTCAGATATGATGTTACCATCATATTGACCCTTAAGTGGGAAAGAGATACTACTATTTCTACATTGGTATTTTGCCTTACCTTACAAACAGCTTGTTTTAATATATATTAAGGTCCTCCAATAAATGGATTAACTTAATAATATTACCAATTCTTTGGATAAGTTCATTTACTCTTATATTAAAT